AACGTTCTAAACCAAACGCTGACTGACGGTGCTACAATCAACTGGGATACATCTTCTGGTCAGGTCGCAACGGTTACTCTTGGTGGTAATAGAGCTATAGCTGCTCCAACAAACCTTAGAGTCGGAACATATATTCTTCACGTCATACAAGATGCTACAGGATCTAGAACGTTAACCTGGAACTCAGTATTCAAGTGGACTGCAGCCGTCGCGCCTGTCCTTACGACTACAGCTAACGCAAGAGACGTATTTTCGTTTGTTTCCGACGGTACTAATTTGTATGGATCTTATCTCCCAGACGTAAGGTAAGCAATGTTTCTAGGATTCATAGCAAGACCAACAAGAGTCGTAACGATAAGTGGCGCTCAGGTAAATTACAATCTTTACACAGCAGCGGGAAGCCCAGCCTATCCCCTCAATCTGCTGTGTTTTATTAATGCTACCGTTGGTTCGAACTCACCTTCTACCGCAGCCTTTAATGTGGGTAGTTTTATGGGTGGCTCTTTCGTTTACGTAGATAACAACAGTACTATCACTGGCGGAACTGGAACCACAGGTAATCCTGGAACGACAGGAACTCCTGGTACTGGAGGTAATCCAGGTGCTACAGGAAATCCAGGCAATCCTGGAACAACAGGAGCTCCTGGTAACACGGGCGCTACAGGAAATCCAGGCAATACAGGAACTCCAGGAAGCAGTGGCGCTGGTGGTGCAGGTTCTAGGGCTGCGTCACCGCAAACCAACGCTGGCGCAGGGTCTCCTGGTTTTGCTGGTTCACCAGGTAATACTGGAGGCTCAGGAGCAACAGGCGCACCTGGTGGACAGGGTAATCAGGGCGGCACCGGCGGCACCGGCGGAACGGGAAATAATGGAGCAACAGGCGGACCTGGTAATGCTGGTAATGCTGGTGGAACAGGTGGATCAGCGTTTACTGTTCCTACTGTAAGCGGTCTTATTGTCGTAGTAGATAACGCCGGTGGAACTTTCACAGGCGGAACTGGTGGAACTGGAGGTCCTGGAGGAGCAGGTGGTCCTGGCGGAAACGGCGGTGCTGGAGGGCTAGGTGGACCTGGCGGACCAGGGGGTCCTGGAGGTCCTGGAGGAGCAGGTGGTCCTGGAGGCCCTGGTGGTCCAGGTGGACCTGGAGGAGCAGGCGGAGGCGGCGGAGGTGGTCGTTCCGGAACATATTCTGACGGTAAAGGTAGTAGCGAAAGCGCCCAAGGTGGTGGTGGCGGTGGAGCCGGTGCTCCTGGCGGAGCTGGAGGTCTCGGCGGCGGGGGCAATCCAGGCGGTAACGGAACTGCAAATGCTGGAGGAGCGGGCGGCTTCGCCACCACCGGCGGCGTTCCCCGCTTCGGTGGCAACGGAGGAAACCTAGGAGCCGCTGGTAACGCGGGCGCTAATGGTGGTAGCGGTGGTGGAGCAACAACTGGAGCTGGTGGTGGCGCAGCAGGTGCGACGGGCCCAATTGGACCACTAGGTGCTGCAGGAGCAGCAGGAGCTACTGGAATTCCAGGTAATCCAGGCGCAACTGGACCCACTGGTACTCCAGGCAACGCTGGTGCAACTGGACCAGCAGGCGCAACAGGACCAACTGGATCTCAAGGAAACGCAGTAACAGGTAACGTAAACATCACTCGATATATCGCAACAGGAACTAGAAACGGACCAATCGCATGAACTTACATTACAAGATCGTTGAAGTATGGCCTCAAGATCATCTTGTCGTTATTAGATACTGGACAGATGCTCTTTCAGAAGAATTTTTGGCTAGTAACGATATTCGCAAAGAAGACGGAACGCCTGAAAGATGTCGTTCAGACGTTTCGATCACGCTACCTATTCCAGCACCGACAGGTAAAGAACTCGAAGATCTATTGATTAGCTATGCACCGCTTGACTGGCTTAAGACTATGGAAAAGATTCAAGCGCCAGAAATTGATACTTCTATGGAAGATATCATGAAACTTAAAGATGCATCGTTTAGTGTCGATATCAGCAAGCTGGAAACTCAGTTTGATGCATTGACTAACGAACAAATTCAGGAAATGATTGATAAGATTACATCTAATGATAAATGAGCTATATCTTAGTATTTCTGTTATGGACCTTCACTATCTACTGGATGCATAGGCTTGCGCATGTTTGGTCATTCATGCGCAAGTATCACAGCGATCATCACAAACAAGTAACTCAATCTACCATTCAAGGTTTAAACTGGAGGAATGCATTCCTGTGGTTCGACAACTGGAAAAGCACAGTTGATCAGTGGCTCACAGAAGTTATCCCGACATTCATTCTAGCAGCTGTCACTGGTCACTGGTGGTTGTTTGCGTTCTACTACGTTTGGGCTGCTTTCATACAAGAAGCTATCGAACATAATCCCAAAGTCAATCTGTATCCAATACTAACTAGTGGTAGATGGCATCTAGTGCATCATGAAGATCCTACGAAAAACTACGGAGTGTTCATTCCGATATGGGATCTAGTCTTTGGGACCAAGAAAAATGGCAACGAAAAACAACTGGCTAAAAACTAACATAGCTGAGCGACTGACCAATCCCGCAGCCGATCTTAAAGTTTGGCATGAAGTTGATCATGTTCGATCATTGACTTGGGAACAAGCTCTGTTTGACACAATCACAGATTTTTCGTGTATCAGTAAGAAGCTATACGTTCCATTGAGCGGAGGTATGGATTCGGAATTCGTTTTTGATTGTTTAAAACACCTTTATCCTACACCAATCATCGTAGATACTCCTGGTAATAAGTTAGAATCTGCTTATGCTTTTCACTATTGTAGAAAGCATAATCTAAATCCTGTGGTAATTCAAAAATCTGAAACCGAAATGATTCAGACATACTACAATGAAATCTTTACGAAACTCAATGGTATAGGATCTGATTCGGTGGCCGTTTTGATTGCAGCTAGATACGCTGAGGAAATGGGTGGTGTTGCTGTGATCGGCGAACACGCCTATGATGATGTTAGCGAGTGGGATTTTTATAACGATGCTCTAATACACGAAAACAATAGCATATACTTTTTCATGTGGACTCCAGAGCTAGTCAAAGCTATGCAAAACGAATATGATGGTGGCGATCATCAAGAGTTCAAGCACCGCCTATATAAAGTTCCGTTTAGACCAAAGATAAACTACGACTACAGCGTGCCGTATAAAAGAGCGTTAGCTGCGATAACAGTTAACAAAACTGTATCGCCTGGTATCAAAGAAAAAATATGGTTATGACGCGACCCATAGCTTATCTAAGAAACGATATAACTGGTAAAGTTATAGATAAAAAGCTACAGCTGTTATCGTTAGTTGACGATAAGAACTTATCTTTTCATAGTATATTTGAAACGGCTGATTGGAGCACAGAACCACCAGATTCTTTAGCTGAATTGTATAAAAAAAGAGCCGCACAGATACGAAGTGAGTACGACTATATCGTATTGTATTTCAGCGGAGGAAGTGATTCGATAACGATGCTTAATGCTTTTATGCGTAACAACATAAAGGTAGATGAAGTCGTAGTATACGTTAACACAGATTTTCAAGATCTTTCGATGAATGGAGCATTGGCTCTTAAGACGCTAAGAGAACTAAACTTCAATGAAAAACTTACTGTCGTTAATGTTAACAGTAAGTTGTTAAGCCATGCTATACAAAACAAAATCTGGCAAGATTATCATAGCTTTTCGGGTCTTCTTCATTCGTTTTATAGATTCAGAATTAGCTTTTACGAAAAACACAGTTACATCAAATCTTTCAGTAGGGGATACAATACCGCTCATCTTTTCGGTGGGATGTTTCCTGATGTTCGCGTGATATCAAACAAAGCATACTTTTGTATAAACTTAAAACAAACTATGATTTCATCACTAGATCCAAACAACGTGCAATTTTTTACCGATAGTTCTATGCTTGAACTGCACGTGAAACAATGTTACGTTATAGCCAAAAAAATGATTGAACTCGGTGGCACTGAAAGCGACGAAACTGAAGAACTCAAACTTAGTATTCGAGATCAATATGATAAAAACTTACACCTTGTAAAAAACAAAGGCAACATCGAAACACACAATCACACCCAAAACATTAAAAGTCAACATTTTAAATTGTATCAAACTGTTCCTTGTGATTATAAAAAGAATGTGTTAGATCACCTTGAACCTATACAAAAACTATCGCTAGATGGATATGAACAGCAATATTTCTTATTCGATGTTAAAAAAGATGACATGTGATATCATACGAACTTGGGACCAAGCACCCAAACGACTAGCGACTTACGAACACCCTTAGTCACTGGCGTGACGCGATGGATCATAAAGGACGGGAACAAAACAGCCCGTCCTTTTTGCATTGGGACTACCACAGGCGTTTCTTCTTTTCCGTTATTGATTTGAAACTCGCCACCCTCGAAGTCATCGTTGAGTAGAAGCGTCATCGACAGCTTACGCGGCTCCGCATCGGGTCCGAACTTTTCACCAAACGACATATCTGTGTGCCAATCATAGCGCCCAGCAAAATCATACGTTGTATATTGGAAACTGTCGTATCCGTTCAGATGAAAGTTGTAGAACTGCTCGTTAGCAGCTTGCACGATAAAGTTTAGTTTATCGAAGATCCAGGCTGTTTCAGAATTACGCTTATGGAACTTGACATTAGACGTTCTGTGCTGCTTTATTTCTTCTTCTGTAGAAGCACCAAACGTTCTTCCTAGCTCAACGCCCATAGCTTCGCAGTATTCTTCAACGGTCTTTAACTCATCATCACTAAACGCTCCGTCCCAAGTCACATACGAATGTGTGATTTGTGAGCGGGTCCACGGATCATTGTAAATCGTGTTGTACATTAAAACGTTCTCCAGTTTTCAATAGGCTGTAATCCGAGCGGGCTTGCGGTTTGTTTCTTATAAGTCATGACGATATCAGCAGCCAAACAGATACGATTTTCGCTCAGCTTATCGACCGTAGGATTACCCTCATCGAGCTGATCGTCCGACTGACCCAACGTATCATGCACTAGATTTGACGGGAACACAAAGAGCTGTCCCTCGCGCGGGTGAAACGACCACGTAGCTGCGTTGAACTGATCCCACACATCCTTCGTGTTATTCCAGCGTATCGAGCCAGGATATGGCTCATGCGGACGATCATGGTTATAAAAGCGCAACGGGCGCGAAAAGCTTTTCGGAATGTTCACGTAATAAGTGAAACTGATGTGCGCGTCCCCGTGCGCGTGCTTGGGTGTCGAGTTATCCTTTTTGACATTTAGCCACGTCTTGACCAGATTGAACTGGAACTTATCGTTGTCAATATGCAGCCGCTTGGTGTACTGCTTGACGCAATACATCGCATATCGAAAGAACGGCTCAAACGCCTTCTCATGATGGATATTGACGTGATTGGTGAACTCGCTGGAGTATCCCTCGGGAGTCATATACTTAAAGATGTGCTCGTAGAACACAGGCTTAAAGTTAGCTGCTTCAGGATATTCAAACTCACAGACTAGGGTAGGGAATAGGGCATGTTCTATCATGTTAGTATATAGCAAGCTAAATAAGATTGTATACCGAAAGGAACTATCATGGACTTCTTCAAGCTCGTAGCGGAGGTGGGGTTTCCTATAGCATCAGCCATAGCTGGCGGTTACTTTGTTTTCCTAACACTTAAATTCATTCTAGCGGGTGTTATGTCAAGTGTCAAGGGGTTATCGAACATTATTATGGCGCTGGATAACCGCGTCAAAACCATGAATCATGATGTCATCAGAATTGATACTTTAGTATCTAACGCCCTAGGCGTTAAGCCAGATACTGATCGTATCGCCCGTGCGGATGGAAAGAATGACGCAAGGAGAGACTGAAAATTCCAAATATACTAAATAAAATACAATGAAACATAAACATCACATCGTCCCAAAACATATGGGTGGAACTGACGATCCATCCAATTTAGTTTATTTAACAATCGAAGAGCACGCAGAAGCTCATAAAAATCTGTGGGAAACATATGGTAAGATTGAAGACAAAGTAGCTTATCTAGGGTTATTGAATATGATAGATCGCGAAGAAATTATCCATATCCTAGTATCTAAACCTAAAAGCGAAGAACATAAAAGAAAAATATCTGAGGCTCACAAGGGAAAACCAAAACCATGGCTGATTGGTTCTAAACACGCTGCTGGTAAACGTGGTCCAAACGCTAGAGAACATAATAGAAAAATAAGTGAAGCAAAACGTGGCGTTAAGAGAGCGCCATTTAGTGAAGAGTGGAAACAAGCCTTAAAAGAATCAAAGCAAAAGCAGCATATTCGTATTTGTCCCCACTGTGGTTTGCATGGAAAGGGTCCAAATATGACACGATATCATTTTGATAATTGTAAAGGAAAACGATCATGACCGATCAGATTATCGCAATGGTAAACAAATACGGATTCCCAATAGTCGCGGCAGGCGGAATGGGATACATGATATATTTCGTTTGGAAATGGGCTACACAAGAAATCAAGCCCGTATTATCAGAGGCTAACACTGTATTGATTGCATTGATTGATCGCATCCGTATGCTCGACAATGACCTGATTCGTTTGAATCAAAAGGTTAACGTCGTCTTGACCTTGAGAGCCGAAAAAATCGAGGAGATCAAGGATGCGCATTCACACACTGATAGCAGCGACAGTAATAAGCCTAAACAGTAGTCTAGCGTCCGAGCTACAGTTTAACTTCAAGAGCCCAGCATTTAACGGTGTTGGGTTCTCTGCACATGTATTGACTATCGAAAATCTTGAAGCGACTCGTAGGCAAAAACTTATCGATGATAAGAAAGCGGAAGCGGCTAAGGCTGCGGCTGATGCTAAGAACACCAACTTAGCAAAGTTCCTGAATAACTTAGAAAGCAGAATCTATGCAACTCTTTCACAGAAGATAGCTGAAGAGCTATTCAAAGAAGGAGGGGCTACTTCCGGTTCGTTTGACATAGCAGGAAATACCCTTCAGTGGTCTAGTAACGGATCAACTATCACGTTAAGAATCACAGATCCTGCTGGTAAAGTAACCGAGATCGAAGTTCCTTATGGGAGCTTGGCATGGTAAAGCTGTTAGGTGTAATCATCGCGAGCTTCGTATTAGCTTCTTGTGTTACTCAAGAAAATACGAAAGAAAGCATTGAAGCGATATCTGAGCCGGCAGAAATCATTACTAGCAAACGTTCGAACGAGCTAGTCAATTTGCCCCCAATTGAAGGATCTAGGATCCCGATCGCTGTGTATCGATTCCCAGACTTAACAGGACAACGTAAGCCAGCTACGAACTTTGCAAGTTTAAGTTCTGCTGTTACACAAGGCGCTGAAGTGTTTCTGTTCAAAGCTCTTCAGGATGCTGGTAGAGGACAATGGTTTCAGGTCGTCGAACGTTCTGCTCTTGAGAACTTAGTAAAAGAACGACAGATAATTCGTTCGCAGCGCGAGTTGTATGAAAAGGATCAAGCAAAGCCATTGACGCCACTCATCGTAGCTGGTATCATGCTAGATGGTGGAGTAGTTGGTTATGATTCTAACATAGGAACTGGAGGAATTGGTGCTCGACTCCTAGGAGTCGGTGCAACCCAAGAATACCGTAAGGATGAAGTCACAGTTGTGTTGCGTTTGATTTCCGTTAGCACAGGCGAAGTTCTATTATCAACAGGCGCATCCAAAACGGTTTTGAGTACGGGAGCAGGGGCAAACGTATTCAAATTCATTGATGTCGGAACTAAATCCGTAGAATTTGAAGCTGGATCGACAATCAATGAGCCAACAACTTACGCTGTGCGAATCGCAATCGAGGCAGCGGTGACCGACATGATAAGAGAGGGAGCTAAGAAAAAGCTCTGGAGTTTTAAGAAAACGAGGTAACAACCAATGAAACTTCCAGGTATGACGCTTTTGTCATTCTTGGTCATGGTTGGAAATGCAAACGCTCAACCCAATAGTGTGTATGTGGAGCAAATAGGTTCAGGATCAACAATTAATTTTACACAAACGGGAACAGGTAACGCGATTGGAAATTCAACAGCAAAGGCTGTGGTGAATGGTAACAACAACACGATTACTGTAGAACAGATAGGCAACATCAATACAGCTGCACTCAACGCAGTTGGTACTGGTATGAACATATCTTCTATAACAAATGGAAATGGAAACTCAGTTTCCATAGATTGTGGATCATCTGGCGACTGTACTGGATCGTCGATCACCAACACAATCACTGGAAACGGAAATCAGCTGACTACTAACTCCGATAACTTGATTGATTCTACAGTGACTATCAATTCTGATAACAACACAGTAACGATCAACAACACATCAACGTCTATTAGTGGTTCTAAGTCTAGCATCAACATTAGCGGTGGTAACGGAAACGCAGTAACCCTTACTCAAGCTGGAGTTGCTGGTGCTAATGGGCATGATACAGACATTACTATCGTAGGAGCGACAAACAACGTTGATGTAAAACAAGGTGGCGGCAATGATTCTAAAGTCAGTGCTACAATCAATGGCTCTGGTAACATTTTGTCTATTAAGTCCAACTTACAGTAATGCTTTTGTAGGGACTATAACAGAACAAACAGGGCTAACTGAAATAAGACGTCAAACGAACGTGATTCCCAGCGCCAAAGATTCTGGTGTTGAGATGCGAGATACTATTACAACCGCGAATGGTCGCGCTGGTATCACGTTCAAGGACGATACGAAGGTTCAGATTACAGAACATTCTAGGCTTGTGATCGACAACTTCGTCTATGACGATAGTAAGAAAACTGGTAAGCTCAGTATGAAGATGGCGCTAGGAACCATCAAGTATGCTTCCGGTCAAATAGCCAAAAACGATCCTCAGCAGGTTGTAGTCGAAACGCCTACAGCAACAATAGGCGTTCGTGGTACTGATTTCTCTGGTACAGTTGATGAGATTGGTCGCTCCACTATTATTCTCCTTCCGTCATGCCCTACAGGATGGAAAAACATTCAGCGCGATTGCGTCGTAGGATCTATTACGGTCACAACGGATATGGGAACTGTGGTGCTCACTCGCCCGTTTGAGGCTGTGAGCGTGCAGTCTCGTATCGCGCAGCCAAAATCTTCTATACTCAATCTTTCTCTAGATCAGATAAACAACCTTATCATCGTGAGTCCACCCGCTCCCGTGCGAACAGAACCGGCTGCTGTTCGTTCGAGAAACTTACTCGATGAGGATTTCTTAAACAAAGATTTCCTAAAGTATGACGAGCTTGATAAGAATCAGCTCGACGAGTATCGTAGGCTAGATGAAAACTTCTTAGATAAAGATTACCTGTACAACTTTCTGGATGTAGCAGGAACTCAGCTTTTATCTAACGAACTTTCCGAGCTTAACACGTTGCTACCTAAATATGACGCAAGAAGCAGATTAAAATATTTCATAGAAAATGAAGCTGTTACTTTGTTTCGTGAAACGGTTAGCTCTTTTGCAAGCGTTACAGTTTCAATGTATGATAGCACGACTTTGCGACTGACCCAAGAAGGGTTAGAAATCAAACAGGTAGTTAACTCAGCGGGCACGACTACCATAACGATAAGGCAGAGTAACTGATGAAAACATTAGCAGCTCTATTACTACTTACTGTTTCGGCTAACGCCCAACAAGTTAACAATGCAACTGTGAACATAGTGGGAAGCAATCAAAATGTTATTATTAATCAATCTGGCATTGGTCACAGCGTTAATCTTAACCTTTACGGTAATGATATACCTGTTAGTATCACTCAGTCTGGTCTTACTCCGCAGTCTTTTAATCTTAATATTACCTGCTATAGCAATTGTTCTAACGCTCCAACTGTGGTTAATCAATACTAGCCATGGAAAAGATTGGTACTTATCTAACAAGCACATGGTCAGCTGTTATCTCAGCGATAATTTTGCTGGGCGTATATGTTTTGAACCCGAGCGCCGTTGAAACGCTCAGACTAAAGACGTTTGATTATCTTATTCAAACGCTAGAAACGAAAACATCTGAAGAAATAGTTCTTGTTGAGTTTGGCGAAAAGTCTGTCGAGAAGTTTGGTCAGTGGCCATTCGACAGACGCGACATAGCTAAAATCATACAGAAACTACGTGAACACGAAGCTGAAGTAATTGCAGTTCCTATTCTAATGTCCGAAAAGGATAGAGCGGGAGGAGATGCAGCATTCCGTGACGCTATCAATAACAATGGAGTTGTTCTTGCTCAAACCCCTACCACACAAAACAGCAAGCCTGATGCGGTCCGCCGCGGATTTGCTTCTATCGGTCCTACTAATCCTCATGACTATGCTTATCGTTGGAATGGTGGACTACGCCCTCTGGACGAGTTGGGAAGCAGTGCTGCGGGCGTCGGCGTCGTCGCCTCAATACCCGAAGTTGACGGCGTTGTTCGTCGTCTCCCTCTACTTGTTAATATTGCAGGCAATCTTTATCCATCTTTTCCTGTTGAAACGATTAGAGTTTGGGCCGATGATAAAAGCTATCAAATCAAAACTAGCGAAGCGGGAATAGAGTTCGTTCGTATTCCCGCTGTTCCTCCGATGGCTACAGATGAACGCGGTCGTATATGGTTATCATGGAACAATAAGTTTACACGAATCGACGCTACAGAAATAGATGATCGCGTCAAGGATAAGCACGTTATCCTTGGCGTATCTATCGAAGGTGTGGGTGGGATTATCGGCACCCCAGCGGGCGAAAAGTGGAGTCATGAAGTTCAAGCAACTGCGTTGCAAACTTTGATAGATGGATCGTCGATAACACGACTATCTTTTGCGAAGATAATCGAGTTGCTCGTTCTGTCTGGTGTGCTAGGATTATTGCTTGTTCTTGCACCAAGAACGTCAGTTTTATGGACTGCGCCATTATATCTATCATTCGCCACAATCTCCGTCTACGGTTCCTACTACATGTTCAAAGAACACATGCAGCTTTGGGACGCCAGTTATTTATTGTTAGCGGGCACTTTGACGTTTGGGCATCTTACATTTAACAATTTCGCGCGCGAAAATCGTTTGAAGTTGCAGATTAAGAAACAGTTCGGAACTTATCTATCCCCTGCTATGGTAGAAAAGCTCCAGAAAAATCCGGAGCTACTACGCCTTGGTGGAGATACTAGAGAGCTATCAATCATGTTTACTGACGTTCGTGGGTTTACTGCTATTAGCGAGCATTACGGAAGCGACGTTCAGGGACTAACCAAAATCATGAACCGTTACATGACGGCTATGACTTCAAAGATACTAAAGAACAATGGAACGCTTGACAAGTACATTGGCGATGCTCAGATGGCGTTTTGGAACGCGCCGTTAGATGATAAAGATCATGCAAGAAACGCAGTAAAAACTGCGCTAGAAATGCTTGGAGATCTCGATGCTTTTAACACAGAAATCGCTAATGAGGGCGTACCTCCGTTTGGGATGGGTCTTGGTATTAATACTGGCTCTGTCGTCGTGGGCAACATGGGATCTGACCAGAGGTTTGATTATACTTGCTTGGGAGATTCTGTTAATCTTGCTTCGCGCTTAGAGGGGCAATCTAAACCATACTGCGTCAAGATGATCATCGGCGAACGTACAGCAGAACTCGTACGAGAATACTATTCGCTGGCTGAACTTGATTGCATCGCGGTGAAAGGTAAAACTAAGGGCGTTCGAATATTCACGGTGGTCAATGGTACTGGTGTAGATAGAGAACATCTGTTCAATCACAGCAAGTTCATTAAGGCTTATCGCTATCAAAACTGGGATTCTGCTCTAAAATATCTTCAAGTTCTACGCGGTGCATTCAAAGGCGATCTTGACGAGTATTATGAAATGATGAAAGAACGTATAACAGAACTCCGTGAGGCTAATTTGCCAACTAATTGGGATGGTGTTTATCGTGCAACAAGCAAATAACTTTTGCCCTGCTCCATGGGTTGGAATGTATTATCACTCTAATGCGGCTAGCCCATGTTGCACCATGAAAACTATGAACTACTCACCTAAAGAGTATCTAGAAAGCAAATGGTTATCTGATCTTAAACAACAGTTCTTGGAAAACAAAAAGCCCTTAGAGTGTAACTCGTGCTGGTTCAGAGAACAAAAGGGCTTGAAGAGCATAAGAAATCACTTCGTCAATAAGTTTGCAAACGTTAATCTACAAACAACAGAAGTAAAACATTTAGAACTGCGCGAAAGCAATCTATGTAATTTCGCTTGCCGCATGTGTAATCCTACGGATAGCGTTAAGCTCGAACGCGAGCTAGAAGAGTATCCAGAACTAAATCAGTTTTATCGCCCGAATCACAAGAAAAGCATAACCGATCATAACTGGAACGAAATCTTTGAAACGTGCAAGGGTTTAAAGTCACTAACGCTTACGGGCGGCGAACCTATGCTGATGAAACGATACTATGAGCTCTTAGATTATCTGATTGATATTGGGCAACACGAAACTCTGTTGCTGAAAATCTACACCAATTGCAGCGTGTTCAATCCTTTGTTTAACGAAAAGCTCGTTAAGTTTAAACGCGCCCAAATAAACATGAGCATCGATGCTGTAGGAAAAACGGCTGAATATCAGAGATACGGCACGAAGTGGGATGATGTGCGAGAAAACATATTCAAGTTCATACAACTCCCTATCGAAACTAAGATACACTCGACGATAAGCGCATACTCGATTTTAGATATATCATCGTTAGCCAAATTTTTTATTGAGTTGAAAAGTTATCCAAACAAAGGAATGAAACTGGCTGAGTTTACTACCCATGTTGTAAAAGATCCTTCGCCGCTGTGTTTCGTTAATCTCAATCATGATCTACGAATGAAAGCCATAGAGCAGATTGATATCGCCCTGAATGAGTTGCAAGGTGAGTTCTTTTTACTATACAACAAAGAACTAATCTCGATTAGAAAACAGCTACTCCTAAATCAACCCAATGATTTCGCTGGATTTGTAGCAATGACAAAAGCCCTTGATACTGCTCGAAAACAGAGCTTTGAAGAAGTATTTGGCTATAAGATATAAATAGGGGAAGTCATTCAATGGAGCTTCCCAGATGCCGGTTACTTCGTCAAGACAAGAATTTAAGGACTATATCCTACGCCGTCTCGGTTATCCTGTAATCGACATTAACGTAGACGACGAGCAGGTCGAAGATCGTATTGACGATGCTCTAATTAAGTTCCGCGACTATCATTTTGACGGTACGGAACACGTTTACTATCCACATCAAGTAACAGAAGCAGATCGCAATAACAAGTACATTACGCTTCCAGAAGATATGATTGGTGTCACGCGCATTTTCGACGTGAACGACTCATACGGCGCAATGAACCTGTTCAACATCCGCTATCAGCTCCACCTCAACGAACTGTTCAATATTTCCAGCGTATCGGTTACACCATACGTTGTTGCGATGCGTCATATCGAGTTCCTTGAAGAAGTGTTCGTAGGCAAAAAGCCTATCCGTTTCAATCGTCACATGGATCGTTTGTACGTCGACATGGCTTGGAAAGACGACGTTCTAGTCGGAAGTTTCATTATCATCGACGGATACAGAACTGTTAATCCAGAAGAGTATCCAGACGTATGGAACGACTCTTGGCTTAAAAGATACGCCACCGCAATGGTCAAGCGTCAATGGGGTGAAAACCTTAAGAAGTTCGAAGGTATGAATCTGCCTGGTGGTATCACCTTTAATGGTCAGAAGATTTGGGAAGAAGCGAACGAAGAAATAGACAAGCTAGATTCAGAAGTGATTAACAATTACTCACTGCCTGTCACTGATATGATTGGATAACGATGACAACCAACAAATACTTCCGTCCGTTCACGTATGCGCGCGAGCAAGACGTAGCCGAAGATCTTATCATCGAATCGATCAAAATCTATGGTCTCGACGTGAAGTATCTACCAAGAACTTTGGGTGATGTTGATGCTTTGCTGGGCGAAGCTCCTAACTCTAGATTCGAGTATGCTGTTGATATCGAAATGTATATCAAAAACACACAGCAGTTCGAAGGCGAAGGCGATTTCCTTTCCAAGTTCAATTTGGAAATCCGCGATCAGATTACTTTCGTTATGGCTCGTAAACGCTGGGAACAAGTATCCAACGAAAAAGTTCTGACGGAGGTTGGCTACAACATTCAGATGGAAGACGCAGATACAGGTCGTTGGGCTAACTCTGTCGCTCTGCGTCTTGAAACTGGATCAGCTAACGGATATGCGCTCACTTCGCCGCGCCCATTCGAAGGCGACTTTATATACTTCCCGCTGAACAAGAAGCTGTATGAAATCAAGTTCGTCGAGCACGAAAATATCTTTTATCAGCACGGCAAGCTATACACGTATGAACTCACGTGCGAGCTCGTAGATCGTATCGGCGATCTACAAATCAACACAGGCAATACAGAAATCGACTTTATCGAAGATCGTTACAGCACAGATATCCTTATCTATCAGTTCTTGTACGAAGATGGCGATACGATGCAGAACGAAGACGGCGAGTATATCCTTCAGGAGTACAGAGTCGAAACTCAGTCGGTTACAGCCAACAACGAATACTTCACGCAGCAGTCGTTCGATTACATCGACTTCAGCGAACGCAACCCATTCTCTGAAGTGGATCGCTACTAATGTTTGGATCACAGTTTTACCATAACACGCTTAGACGATACGTTATCATGTTTGGTAACATGTTCAACGATATCGTTGTGCGCCGCTATGACTCTACGGGTAAAAACACGAAAGCGATTGCTGTTCCTTTGTCATATAGCCCAAAGGAAAAGTTCCTAGTTCGCATTACGCAAGACCCTAATCTAGATCAACAGGTAGCCATACAGCTACCAAGGCTAGGATTTGAAATAACCAGCATAAACTATGACTCGACTCGTCGCCTTAATGCTCATAATCGCAATGTGAAAGTAACGAGCGACAAGAACAAACTGGATTACAACTACGCCCCTGTTCCGTATGATATCAACTTTAATCTGTATTCATACGTTCGTAACGCCGACGACTCAGCTCAGATTATGGAACAGATCGTACCATATTTTGGTCCTGAGTGGACTAACAGCGTTCGTATCTTATCGCAAACGGATGTAACGCTAGACGTTCCTACGGTGCTGAACAATATCTCTATCGAAGATACGTATGAGGGTGATTTCAACACACGTCGCGCATTGATCTATACGTTTGACTTCACGGTTAAGGGATACTTCTACGGACCAGTTCGTCGTCAGGGGGTTATCAAAAGAGCGCAGATCGACTTTGGTGTTGTTAGCGGTAATGCGGGCAACAAGATCACGCTCGAAGACGTTTCTAAAACTGGGCGCAGCTCACGCATAGTGATACAACCAGGATTGCTGGCTAACGGCAGCCCAACTACCAACAGTTCAGCTTCAATACCATACAAACAGATTGATGCTGATGACGATTACGGATTCTGCTCTAACACATTTTTCTATACAGATGGATTTAAATATAATCCTGTAACAGGACAAGATCAATGAACGATAAAACAAAATTTGAAGTGAGCATTGAACAAGCGTTGGGTCTGCCAGAATCTACACCTCCTATGGTTACAGCCATAGCTCCTATTGAGGTAAACGAAGATGCAAAGATTGACGACGATTTCGCGACAGCTCGCAACAACTTGCACCAGATTATTCACAAAGGTAACGACGCTTTGGAAGAAGCCCTGCTCGTCGCAAAAACCTCCGAGCATCCCAGAGCCTTCGAAGTCGTGGGACAACTCATCAAGACGCTCGTTGACGCTAATAAGGATCTTCTTGACATCCAGAAAAAACTAAAAGATCTTAAGAAAACGGATGAAGAAAAAGCGCCACAGCAAACGGTGCAAGCGCAGAACGCTATCTTTGTGGGAAGTGCAACCGAATTACAGCAGATCGTCAATGGTAGAAAATAATGGCTGTAAAAACGTATCTCGGTAATCCTAATCTTAAGGCTGTTGGTGTAGTACATCAATACACGAAAGAAGAGGTTGAAGAATATGTGAAATGTGCTAGAGACGTAGAGTATTTCGCGCGCAACTACATCAAGATCGTTAACGTTGACCGAGGCTTGATCCCATTTAACATGTGGGATTTTCAGGCTAAGATGTTGCATACGTTTGCCGATAATCGCTTTTCTATTTGTAAGTTGCCTCGTCAGGTTGGTAAGTCTACGACTTCTATCGCTTACATTTTGTGGCTTGCATTGTTTACTGATCAGCAAAACATAGCCATCCTCGCGAACAAGGGAGCGCTCGCGCGAGACCTGCTCGCTAAGTTGCAGCTCGCGTACGAATATCTTCCCAAGTTTTTGCAACAGGGTATCGTTACCTGGAACAAAGGTAACATCGAACTGGAAAACGGATCGAAAGTCGTAGCGGCTGCTACTTCGTCGAGCGCTATCCGCGGTGGATCGTATAACCTGATTTTCCTCGACGAGTTTGCGTTCGTGCAGCGTAACCTAGCCGATCAGTTCTTTGCTTCTACGTATCCTACGATTTCGTCTGGTAAGACGACCAAGATTATCATCGTTTCTACGCCTAACGGCATGAATCACTTCTACAAGATGTGGACGGATGCAACCGACGGTAAGAGCGAATATAAACCAATCGAGATTCACTGGTCAGACGTTCCTGGGCGCGACGACGAGTGGCGTAAGCAAACTATCGCTAACACCAGCGAAGAACAGTTCCGTCAAGAGTTTGAGTGCGAGTTCATTGGATCGTCACACACACTGATTCACCCAATGAAACTGCGCGAGCTAGCCTGGGTTAAGCCCGATAAGGATAAATGGGGATTGGATATGTACGAACTTCCAAACCCAAGAAAACTATACATATGTGTGTTTGACGTTTCTGAAGGTGTTGGCGGAGATTACTCAGCCCTTTCGATATTCGACGTTACGCAGTTTCCGTACAAGCAGGTCGCAAAGTATCGTAGTCGAGAGATTACGCCACTTATGTTTCCAGATGTGATATATCGTTTCTGTAAAATGTATAACAACGCATGGGTGCTGGGTGAAACTAACAACATCGGTCAGCAAGTTGTTCAATCGCTGTTTACCGACTTGGAATATGAAAACGTGATCGCGACCTTTACGAAAAACAAAAACATTAGAATTGGTGGTGGATTTAGTTCGAAATCGGCTTTTGGTGTACGAACCACAAAGTCGGTTAAGAAGATAGGATGCTCGAATCTAAAAACGATTATTGAGTCCAACAAACTATCTGTAACAGATTTTGATACGATTGAAGAACTCACGACATTCGTAGAAACGAAAGATACGTACAAAGCTGAAGAAGGGTGCCACGACGATCTGGCTATGACTTTGGTGCTGTTTGGGTGGCTTATCACGCAGCCGTATTTTAAAGATTTGACTAACAACGATATCCGTAGAAACTTAGCCAACGAAACTATGAGAGAAGTTCATGAAGACATCCTTCCAGCTGGATTCATCGATGACGGTGGAGCGGTCCAATCTATGGAAGACAGGGGTGATGTGATGTTTGACGGGGCTATCGACGACATGAGATTCGGATAAAAAGCCATATTTTATAAATAAAAGGAATAATCAAGGCGCGAAGAACTACACCTTCGTTTTTATAAAAGGAGATAAGTCCGATGGGTTTCCAAGTTTCTCCAGGTGTAAATGTAAGTGAGATCGATCTCACAACAATTATCCCTGCCGTTTCGACCACAACAGGGGCGTTTGCTGGTCACTTTAGCTGGGGTCCTGTAGGGCAGCGCGTCCTTTTGGATTCTGAAGATACGCTTGTTAAGCAGTTTACAATTCCAGGCGGTAACACTGCATCAGATTTCTTTACCGCTGCTAATTTTCTAGCATACGGTAATTCGCTGTATGCAGTTCGTGTTATCAACGAAGCTGGTGTAGCTTCTTCGAACACTTCTCGTGGTCGTAACGCTATCACGAACTCTTCAAACAACACTAACACAATCATCAAGAACGAAGATGATTATGATCTTAACTACTCTAGCGGTATTGCTGGTGTAGGTGCTTGGGTTGCTAAGTATCCAGGCGTTCTTGGTAACAATCTTCGCGTATCTGTTTGCTTGACTGCAAACGCATACGAAAGCACGATTACAGGAACTGCTTCGTTTACAAATAACTCAACGTCAATGGTTTTCACTACAGCAACAGCTGTAAACAACAAAGTTGCTACTGGTGATATTCTAATCGTTGGTCCAGATAGACAACAACTCAAGGTTGGTTCTGTAGCTGGTAACACTGTAACGCTTCAGTCAAAGTATGTTGGCAACACTGGTACTCAGGCTACAACGACTCGTCGTTGGGAATATTACGATTACGTTCCAGCTGCACCTGGTACTTCTGTAGAAGCCGCTCAGTATGGTGGTCAGGGCGACGAAATGCACGTTGTTGTTGTAGACTTTAGGGGCGGAATTACGGGGATTGCTAATACCATTCTTGAAATTCATCCAGCCATTTCAAAAGCGTCTAATGCAAGATCTGAAGATGGAACCAATATCCATTATAACAGATATATCAACAAGAGTTCGCGTTGGATCTGGTGGGCTGCTCATGTTGCAGGAATCACTGGTAATAGAAACGTAAATTCAGGATTCAATTGGGGTGCAGGCGTACAATCGCTTCCTTTGAATTATACGTTTTCTAAGGGTCGTGACGGTGCTTCGCCGCGAGCAGCAGACTATATCAACGGTTACAATTTGTTCAAGTCGGCTGAAACTATTGACGTTTCATTGGTCCTTGGTGGTGCTTCTGATTCAACTCGTGCTCTGCATATCATTAACAATATCGTAGAATCACGTAAGGATTGTATCGCTATATTCTCACCACGCAGAGCCGACGTTGTTAACAACTCAGGATATGCTGGCGCAGAAGTTGACGATATCGTAGCGTTCCGTAATACCTTGCCATCTACTTCTTATGCAGTAATGGATTCTGGTTGGAAGTATCAGTACGATAAGTACAACGATCTGTTCCGTTATGTTCCATGCAATGGCGATACTGCTGGTACGATGGTTCGTACAGATATCGAACGCGATCCGTGGTACTCGCCAGCTGGATACAATCGTGGTCAGATCAAGAACGTAGTACGACTAGCATTCAACCCTAATAAGGCTGAACGTGATGTTCTCTACAGGGCTGGCATCAATCCAATCACTACGTTCCCAGGTGAAGGAACGATTCTGTTTGGTGACAAGACGATGC